CGATATCTACGACGGCCCCACGCTCTCGGCCGGAAACGACTGGATCTACACGGCGCAGCTGGAGATGTACCAGCGCCCGTTGCTGGCTGACGGTTGGTCGGAATACCCGGAGGGGTTCCTGCGGGCAGCGGTGATCGACGTGGCGGCGAATAGGGAGTGGCCCGCAGCATGAGTATTCTGGAAAGGCTCTACGCGTCAGGCGGCGCAGAGGTGGAGCACGAGACCCTGGCAATCAGCGTGGGCGGCACTACGCACTACCTGGTGAAAGGGTGGCAGGACATCAACGCAGTTCTGGAGAACGGGCAGGCGGTGACGTTCCAGGCCTGCGGTATGGACGTGGCGAAGCCAGCCCGAAACGCCGACGGTGTACAGGACCTGCGGTTCGCGCTGAGCAACGTCAACGGGGTGGTGAGCACGGCGATCCGTGCGGCACTGGCCGCCCGACAGCCGATGCACGTGACGCTTCGCGTGTACCTGCACAACGACCTGATGGCACCGGTGAAGAAGCCGCTTGCCATGGTGATCAAGGGCGGCCAGTGGTCGGCCACCGAAGTGCAGATCACTGCCGGCTTCATGAACATCCTCGACACGGCCTGGCCGCGTGATCGCTTCACCCTCACCCAACACCCGGGGCTGCGCTACATCTCATGAACATCGATCTGGAAAAGTACCTGGACGTGGTCTGGGTCAGCGGGGGGCGGGCGTTCCCGAACCTGGACTGCTACGGGGTGGTCAACGAGGTTCGCCGCGATCTGGGGCTGGAACCGTGGGACGAGCACGACGGGGCAGCGCGGGACGAACTGCCCGAGCTGGCCGCACAGGCGGCCCAGCAGCGCCGGGGCAGCGACCTGGTGGAGGGCGCAGTGGCCTTTTGCTACGAGGGCAGCATGGTGACGCACGTGGCCGTGCTGGTGCAGGTGGATGGCCGCATGTGCACCTTGGAATGCAACGAGGGCCGCAATGTGACGGTGCTGCCGGTATCGCGGTTCGAGCGCCGGTTCAACAAGGTGGAGTATTACGCGTGATCCAAGTATTCCCGTCTCGGCTGCCGGGTGAGGCACTGGAAGTGCACCGGCACGGCCGCACGACCGTGGACGGCTGGCTGCGATCCAACATTCCCAGCTACCCCGGCAAGGGCCCGCATCCCATTCATATCGAGGTGGGCGGTGCGCTGGTGCCGCCCGAGGCGTGGGCGCTCACGTGGATCGACGCTGACACTGACGTCCGGGTCTACCCGATCCCGCACTACGAGGGTGTGGCCGCAGTGGTGTACTGGGTAGTGGTGGCGGTCATGGCCGCCTACGCCATCTATATGGCGTCGAACATGCCGTCCGGGAACCGGTATGGCCAGGGCGATTCCTTGAGCCTGGACACCGCCCGTGCGAACACAGCGCGTCTGGGTAGCCCGATCCGTGAAGTGTTGGGCCGCTGCAGAGTATGGGCCGACTATCTGGTCCAGCCCGTCTCGCGCTTCGTCGGCGGCAACACCTACCGCACGCACATGTTCGTTTGCGTCGGCAAAGGCCGTCATGTGATCCCGTTCGGTTCGGCCCGCCTGGGCAACACGCCGTTGAGTTCGTTCGGTGACGACGTGCAGATGACGATCTACCCGCCGGGGGCAGACGTTGGCGGAGACGAGCGGTCTGAGAACTGGGTGAACTCCACGGAGGTGGGTGCGACTGCGTCCGGTACGGCTGGCCTGGACCTCAGCGAGACCGCCGACACCGAGACCAGCATCAACGCGGACTCAGTGACGGTAAGCGGCAACGTCCTGACGCTCAACAACGCCACCTACACCGACGCCGACGGCAGAGAGCGGCCGGCTACGTCGGTGCCGAGCGCGTGGGTTGCCGGGGCGGTGCTTACCATCAAGGCGTCGGCCACATTCCAGGCGTCCACCAGCGGCCTCTACACGCTGATCGCCGGCAGCGCCGTCGCGGAGCTGGCGCCCTACGTGGGTATGCCCGTGCTGCTCACCTACAGCGGCGCGGACTATGCGCTGTTCGTGGCGAGCTACGCCGCAGGCACCCCCGCGGTTCCTGGCGTGGGCGGCAGCCCCTCGCGGCTGAGCGGATCAGCGGCGGCCACCGTCTTCGACTACAGCGGCACGCCGTCCACCTTCAACGTGATCTGGCGAGGCACCACCTACAGCGTCGCGCTGGAAGCCAACTACATCACCCTGGGCGTTCTGCTCACGGCCATCAACGACCAGCTGGTAGACAGCGGTCTGGTGGCCACCCAGTCTGGCGGGGTGGTGACCATTGCCGAGGCAGCAAGCCCCTACGCCGGCGGCACGATCGCCTATAGCGGTCTGCCGGTGGGGGTGTTCGGCACCAGCCCCAGCGCCGTGGCTGGGACCGCGACGACGGGCGGCACGCCTGCCACCCAGCCGCGGGTGACGTTGGCTTACGACAGCGCCACCGGCACGGCCTTCGGCGGCCTGCCGCCTGGCACGGTGTCGCTGGCAATGTCGCGCGGACAGAGCGAGTACCGCATTTCCGCCGTCTCGGGGTTGACGCTGACGGTTCAGCGCCTGACCGAGGCTGGCGTGCCGGACACCAGCTGGCCGGGTTGGACGGCCAGGACCTCGACGGACTACCGGGCAACCGGGCTCAAGGAAGGGGAGGACTGGCTGGGCCCGTTCCTGGTGTGCCCCGATGGCGAGACGACCGACGCTTTCGAGTACGACATCAACTTCCCCGGCGGCTTGATCTGGTACACGGACAAGGGAAAGAGGCGCACCTTCACGGTGAACATCCGGGTCGCGTGGCGCGTGTACGGCTCCGGTGCCCCGTGGTCGGTGCGCTCGCACACCTACACCGAGATGTCCGAAGACGCGCTGGGCTACACCCAGCGCATCACGCTGCCGACGCCGGGGCAGATTGAGGTGAGGGTGCGGCGGGTGACCGAGCGCGGGGGCAACTCCGCACGTGACGCCTGCTACTGGCAAGGCCTGCGCGCGCGCCTGGCGCAGCGGCCGACCCGCTACGCGGATCTGACGACCATCGGGCTGACCGTCACCACCGGCACGAAGCTGGCGGCCCAGAGCGACCGCCGGTTCAACGTGGAGGCCACCCGGCAGTACGACACGGGGACCGCCCGGACCATCAGTGGCGCCATGACGCACGTGATGCGGACCCTGGGCCTGCCCGACGACCAGGTGGACAGCGAGACGCTCGCCCACCTGGAGAACACCTACTGGACGCCGCGGGGCGAGTTCTTCGATCTCAGCGCGGAGAAGTCCGGCACCAGCGCCCTGGACATTCTGCAGATGGCGGCACAGGCCGGCATGGGCTACTTCCTGCTGATCGATTCCATGTGCTCTGCCGGGCGGGAAGGGATCAAGGCGTGGCGCGGCGGGATCTCCCCGCAGCGGCAGCTGGAGCAGCTGACCACGGCGTTCTCAGCCCCGGGCCCGGACGACTTCGACGGGGTGGACATCACCTACATCGATGACGTGACGTGGGCGGCAGAAACGGTGGAATGCCGGCTGCCTGGCGAGGACACTGCGCGCAAGGTGGAGACCTTCGAGCTGCAGGGCGTGGGCACGCGCAACCGGGCGTACCGCATCGGCATGCGGCGGCTGATGAAGCACCAGGGCCAGCGCCTGACCTACACGACGAAGACCGAGATGATGGGCCTGGTGTACCAGTACGGGGACCGGGTGAAGCTGTTCGACGACATTCCCGGGTCCAGCACTACCAGCGCCATGATCGAGGCGGCCTACATCGAAGGCACGCGGCTGGTGGTCGCGGTGGGCGAATACCTGGATTGGTCGCTGGCCGCACCACGCTGCCTGATTCGGTTCCAGGACGGCTCGCTCTCGCCGGTCATGGTTCCAACCCGCATCGACAACCACCGCCTCAGCATCGCCGCGTCGGCGCTGCCGGCCGAACACGCATACAGCACCTGGATCATGGATGACCCGGCCATTGACCCGCCGGAACTGATCTTCTGCGACAGCACGCGCGCTGGGTACGACGCGGTGCTGAGCGAACTGAACCCGGGCGATGACGGATCGGTCGAGTTGACAGCGCTGCAGTACGACCCAGCTTTCTACCAATACGACGACGCCAACGCGCCGTAGCGCCACCGGAGATACACCCTGATGACCAGATACAACACCGGCAACCCGGTGGGCTCGAGCTCGCCCCTGGATTTGTACGACAACGCCGAGAACCTTGACGCCGGTATCAACGGAGCTGCTCAATCCTGGACTGACCGGCGCGGCCAGGAGCGGAAGAGCTGGACGGGGATTGAAACGCAGTTCCAACAGTTCCTTGCCGATGGCAGCACCATCGAGTTCGCCACATGGGCTGCCGCGTCTGCTGCTGCGGCCGGCGGACAAATTCCTCTCGACCGCCAGGTCGCCGTTATTGGCGACACCGGTACTCACCTTGATCCCGTGAGTGGAATCGAGGTTCCCAACGCAGGGCGCTATGTGATGACCTCCGCCGGGCTCCAGTGGCGTAGCGCAGATGTGCTGAGCCAGAAAGCGGACAAGAGCGAGGTGGAACTGGTGGCAGGGAAGTACGGTCCGAGCGTGCGGGGAAATCCCGTTGAGGTGTGGACCGACCCCAACGATAGCGTCTGCTTCGCGCTGTATCCCGATGGAACGGCGGAACACCTGTCCCTGCGGGTGGGCAACCACGTTA